CCATCTGAGCGTGTTTCGTTCCAAGCCTTTGCGCCAACTGTCCGTAGCTCCAACCCTTCATTAATCTATATGCGTTTAACGTCAATTTTTGCCCTTTTTATCTATTTCCAAAATCTATGTGGATAATTATAACTTGACGTTATTCGCTACGTCAATATAACCTAGTAAAAAAACCCTATCGATTAACGTCAAAAGGATATATTATGATGCAATCTACTCTAGCTCTGGGATTACGAGAAGATCATATGTCTGGCGAATTATTAAAACGTGCTATTGAGCGTCGTGGATTCAAAAAGAAGCACGTTGCGGAACGCAAAGGTATTACACCTAGTACACTTGCCAGACAACTCAGCGGGAAGCACTCCTTAACGCTGCGCGATCTTCGTGAATATACAGAAATTTTACAATGCGAGTTTGAAGAACTGGTTGTGGATCTATTGCCCATACCCATAATTGGGGAAGTTTATTCTATTTCATTGGTACGAATGTATGAGCAAACCGAAAAAGTACGGTCTATTATACCACCCTTTACTATGCCCTCTGGACACGTTGCTATTGAATATGAGCAAAACAACTCAACCAATTTGTATGTCTTTGATAAGAAATTTATGGAGCTACAAAACGTCGATGCGTCTTGCTACAAGCAACTATGTGTATACAAAAACACACAAGCACAAGTTGAGAAAAATAAAAAAGACTATAAAAATTTTGATTGGTCATCCCCTGTTGCGTTAGCCTATTTGTATCCAGAGCCTAATAATCTCTATACGTTAAATAGTATTGTTGCGCCCGGCACAAGCTATAACAAACAGGAATTAGTGTTTGCAGCTCCTATTATAGCACGATGGTACGACCCTATTTCTTTGGGTTGGCAATATGCTGAATGAACTTGAATTAGAATTAGTGCGTTTATTTGCTTACGGTGAATTAAATATACTGCAACCACATCCTATTAAAGACAAGCATCCAGACTATAAAATCTATACCTATTTCAATTCATCGTTAAACAAAATGAGATTTGGTAGGCAATGTCTTTATTATTCCGCTGTTCGAAAGGAAAAAGGCTTTACCATTAAGGATTTAACGTGTGATCTAAAAATTTCAGAAGTAGCCGTTAGAGATATTGTAAAAACGTGTGTAAAAGAGGGATGGATAGATGAAATTGTGGGTACAAACCATTTTACTATGTCAGAGTATTCCATGAAATGTTACGTTAATTATATTCAATCAAAAATTGAGCATGATCAAGCAAGGCTGCAAAGAATGGCAAATTTAGTTACAACTGTTTATACATTCAGAGAAACCAATAATTAAGTTTGGTACAGTACAAAATAATTTAAAGTTACTTTCCTAGTTAACGTAACGAAATCGGTTTCGTTGAGCGTTTTACGCACTTTTTACGCATTTATTACTAAAGTAACTTTATTTGTATTGCTTTATTACGTTTATTTTAATTGCTTTCAAACGTAGATATATTAACGTGGTCTTTACGTCATAAAAAAACATAAGGACGGATTGGAATGGAAGAAAACGTACCAGATTGGGCGATAAGACACGATTATTTTCATCACTCAAACTATAGATTGAAGTCAAAAGCAGAAATCTTTTTTGATAAGTGTTTTGTACGACCAACAGTAAAACTTGCGTGGGAAGCACAACAACGCAAGGATCTATCACAAGACCAGAAAGAACACGCTTGGGAAATCATAAAGAAGCTCGATAGAAACTGGAATCAAGACGATAACGCAGCGATGATGACAGGACGAGAGGTACAGGCTGCTTGCGATAAGGTATTGATGGAAGGTTTTGATATATCTAGGGCAACAGCGGAAGCAATCGAAGCTGCTATCGATTATAAACCGAATGATTGGGAAGCCAATGACAAGGAAAACGCTGACAGAGCCATAGAAGATTTACCCGATATTATTAAGAATGCGATTACAGGCTTACAAGAAGCCATGCACACATACAATAGGATTACAGGGGAAAGCGAACTATTTGGCAAACTGCCGGGCAATATACTTCCCTATTCTACCTTTCCAGATTATGTCGGCTGCGGGGATCTAAAGGTTAAGACGTATAAATGCGCTCCAAATACCAAGTCTGGCTTTCGTAGACCGTCACTTCCTAAAAGTCTTGGCGGTATGTTTGAAAAGAATAATGCGTCACAGATAGCGGGATTTTGGGCATTGAACGGTCAGAAACCCCCTTTTCTACTCTATGCCAGCAAAGATGATTACAGCCTACTAACACCCGAAAACTGCGATGAACTCAAGCCAGAGTTCCTTAGAATGCTTGTAGAGGATAGCGCAATAAAGAATAAGGCTATTGAGTACAAGCTGCAAAAAGCAGAAACCATGAAGGATTTACTTGCTGATGAGTTTGTAAACTTTCACGAATGGCGAAAACCACCCCCCTTTATTGAAGAAGCAAAAAAACTATGGAGTACATTTTATGAGTGAGAAACAATCTGTTTGGGAACAACTGAAACAAGTTCCTGTCAATAATATGGTTGAGGAAAAGAATAACCTCAAATATATATCTTGGGCGATGGCATGGTCTGCCTTATGCGACAACTATCCCGACGCTACCTTTGAGAAGCATATTAACGAACAGGGTTTTCCATACTTTAAGGATGATAATGGCTATTGTTTTACAAAAGTAACCGTCACAGTAGGCAGTAAATCATTAACAGAAATGCTGCCTGTTTTAAATTACGCAAACAAACCTATCAAAGATCCAAATAGTTTTGAGGTAAATACATCGCTTCAACGGTGCTTTGCAAAAGCTATAGCGTTACATGGTATGGGTGTAACCGTTTATTCTGGTGAAGATTTGGCTGACATTCCCAATGAGACAACTCCAGAGCCGACAAAACAAAAGCCGGGAACAAGCAAGGAAACACCCAAGCCACCACAAAACGAAAAGGACAAGCTATCAGCATGGGCAAGCGATGTTAATGAAAAGGTCGAGAACGATAGTACTTACTCAAAAGAAAAACTATTTACTGAGTATAAGGACAAGCAAATCAAAGCATTAGATAGCATCAAGTCGGTTGCTGGTTTGGAGAAGTGGAAAGCAGAAACACTTGATTGGCGACTAAAAATGAAAACAGAAGCACCAGCAATAAAGAAAGAACTAGAAGCCTACTTCAAAATAAAAAAAGCGCAGATTGAGAACAGCAGTTACAGCCAACCAATTGAAACACATGAGGAGATACCAATATGAGTAGACCACAATTAAGCCTGTCAAAGTTTAAAGTAAAAAAGAATATGACGTTTGAGAATGAATATCGTGGATCGGCATGGTTGTTTTTTAACGATATGTGGGATGATGATGCGGGAAGGTTTAGGGCATTATCCCCAAAACAACAAGCAGCAATCAACGAAGTCCATCAGATAATGCACCGCAATGATATGTGTATTCGCATTAGTATACAGGAACGCAACGGTGATGATGTACGGAACTTTCCACGCACCGCTGGCTTTTCGATGCGTGTGAATGAGCCGGAAATTATTGACGATCTGGACGACTCCGACAAGTTAGATGATCTGGATTAGTGCCATGAATTTACCAGACAATCAGCATTTATTTACTGTCGCAGAGATTGGCGATTTTATGTTTGGACCAAACCCTAAGTCAAACGAGACAAACAAGCGCAGAGTGTACCGTTTAATCGAGTCTGGTCTTATTGATGCCATAAAAGATGGTAGTCGCATTTATATAACACGCAAGGCGGTGTATACCTTTTTGGGTGTTAATGAGGAACACATATAATGCACCTAAGAATTTTAAGTTTAGGTGCTGGTGTGCAAAGTAGCACCCTTGCATTGATGATTGAAAAAGGTATAGTACCAATGGTTGATTGTGCTATCTTTTCCGATACTCAAGCAGAACCAGAAAGCGTTTATGAATGGTTAGGTTGGCTGGAAAAACAATTATCTTTTCCTTTATACAAAGTAACCAGCGGAAGTTTAACTGAGAACTTACTAAAATCAAATAAAGGAGAGTATGTAAGAGGTTCTACCATTCCCCTTTGGACTAAAAGTAAACTTGACGGATCTCTAGGAATACTAAAACGACAGTGTACCGTGACCTATAAAATAGAGCCTGTAACTAAAAAAATTCGACGACTTCTTGGTGTGCAATATAAACAAAAAGTACCAAAGGGATATAAAGTAAAACAACTATTTGGCATTTCAAAAGACGAAATGCAACGCATGAAAATATCACAAACGCATTACATTGATTTTCAATATCCTTTAATTGATCTTAGACTTTCAAGGCAAGACTGTCTTAAATGGATGGCAGCTAACAATTATCCTACACCGCCAAGATCAGCCTGTACTTACTGTCCGTTCCACAACAACGAGGAATGGAAAAAGGTTAAAAATAATCCTAAAGAGTGGCAAGAAGTTATAGAACTTGACAAAAAATTACGGTCTGGATTGCTGGGAACTAGACCAGACGAAAATGAATTTTTTATTCATAGATCAAGACAACCTCTTGAAGAAGTAAATTTAGATGATGAATACAACTCTGGTCAGTTAGGTTTTGATTTTGGTATGGATGAAGAATGTGAAGGGATGTGTGGAGTATGAGTAAAGACCCTGTTAATCAGCCGGAACATTATAAAACTGGCGACATTGAGTGTATTGATGCCATCCGTTCTGCGCTTGGCGATGACTTTCCCGCATTTTGTCAAGGAACAATTATTCAATATGTGTGGAGATATAAACACAAAAATGGCATTGAAGATTTATTGAAAGCGCAATGGTATCTCAATGCCATGATTGCAGCGACTAAAACTACTTGACGTTATTTTTCACCCCAAAAAGGTTTGGTCAATTCAAGATAGATTGCACAAAGATTATCTAATTCTTGACGATCCTTTTTTAGCTGCTTTTCTCTTTCAGCTAAATCTTTCGATAATTTTTTTATCAAGTCTGCCAAAGGCTTACAATCTGTTGGGTGTAAATTTACTTCAATAGTCATTGTGTCCTTTCATCATTATCTTTTTTCTTGATATGAGCAAACAGTTCTTCCATCTTATCTATGCCCACAGTTTGTCCTAAGAATGTATCATCCATGTAAAACAGGAATAGCTTGTCTTTCCGATCATCGCCTTCCCGACCACCCGCTGCATACGAAGTATAGACAGATCCATCCTTCGATGCGTAGGTGGTATGCTTAGTAAAACCAAACTCCATTATCTTGCAGCAATCTTGCCTAGCTTTTCATTAAGCAAGTTCCTGTTATCTTTTTTCTCTTGGTCGGTTTCAATCCAATGACCATAGATGTTAATTGTAGTTTGAATGTTAGCGTGACCCATATACGTCTTGATCCTATTCCAATCATCATTATAGATTTTAAGAAGCTGGGAAGCGTAGTAATGTCGAAGGTCATGCCATCGTATATACCCCACATTTGCCTTCTCAGCAGCTTCGCGGATATAAGAAGGAAAACGACTATCAGAAATTACCTTGCCACCTCTTGACTCAAAAACAAGGTCTGACTTAAATTTTTTCGATAGCTTGTATTCACGCAGCATTTGAATTAAGAAATCGAGAAGCGGAACTTTTCTAATTCCCTTAACTGTTTTTGTTTCGGGGATAATATCAAACGATCCCTTACTACGATCACCTTCAGCTTTGCCAAAATTATTTGCTCTGATATGTCGCACAGTTTTATTGACATCAATTTCACCCTTGTCAAAATCCAAATCCTTCCAAGTCAACGCACGAAGTTCGCCAGATCGCAGACCAGAGTATGCAGCAAAAAGGTACATCAATTTTTTCTGCCCTTCCATTTGATCCGCTATCTTGTGGACAAGTTCTTCGCTAAGTGGTGCGCCCAATTTTTTCGGCTCGTCGGCTTCCCATAACTTCGCGCCATTGGGTAGCTGCGAAAACACGTTTATGGATACCACGCTTTCTAG